AGATGAGAGATGCGTATAAAGAGAGATTAGAATTTCCAGAGCTTAAAGTAAAAGCAATGGAGAAATATAAACAATATCAGCCAGAAGCCTTTATTGTTGAGGCAAAGGCAGCAGGGATGCCATTAATCTTTGAATTAAGACAAATGGGAATACCAGTACAAGAATACACTCCAAGCAGAGGTAACGACAAAATATCAAGAGTCAATGCAGTGTCTGATCTATTTGCATCAGGCGTTATATGGGCACCAGAAACCAGATGGGCAGAAGAAGTCATCGAGGAGTTTGCTGGATTTCCTAATATGGAGCATGATGATTTAGTTGATAGCAGTACGCAAGCTCTGTTAAGATATAGGCAAGGCGGATTTATTTCTGTTCATTCAGACGAAGATGACGAGCCTTTGGAGCATGGTAGAACTGCAAATTATTATTAATGAAAATTTATATTACTTCTTTTATCCATGACGGCAATGAATATGCTGGTCCAGAAATTCATGCCGAATCGTTTGATTCTGCTAATGTAATAGCAGAAGAACATGGTCTAACAGTATGCGGTGAACTTACAGAGATACTGCAAGAGATTATAGACGAGGATTTTGATAATAGAGTATTACACTAGGAGTTAAATTGGCTATAGAAAAAAAACCTGCCACACCTATAGATGGCACGATAGAGCAGGAACCAGAAGAAGAATTAGAGATTCTAATAGAGGACCCAGAATCAGTAGCCATCGAAACCGATGATGGTGGCATGATTATTGATTTTGGCTCATCTAAAGAAAAAAGAGGACAAAGCGAATTTAATTCTAATTTAACCGAATACATAGACGAGGAAGAATTAGATAAACTTGGCAATAAATTAATTGCTGAGTATTCAGCAGATAAGGATTCAAGAACCGAGTGGGAAGAAACCTACATTAAAGGTCTGGATCAATTAGGTCTTAAAATAGAAGAACGAACAACTCCCTGGGCTGGTGCTTGCGGCGTGTTTCACCCCATGCTTAGTGAAGCAGTAATACGTTTCCAATCACAGTCAATCTCCGAAATGTTTCCAGCACAGGGACCTGTTAGAACTAAAATAGTGGGCAAAGTTACCTTAGATAAAGAAAAACAGGCAGAAAGAGTTGAAGATTACTTAAATTATCTTTTGACCCATGAAATGTCAGAATATCGCACAGAAACAGAAAAGATGCTTTTTTCTCTGCCTTTGGCGGGTTCTGCGTTTAGAAAAGTTTATTACGATCCTAACTTAAATAGACCTTGTTCTATATTTGTACCCGCAGAAGATGTGGTAGTTAATTATGGGGCAAGCGATTTAGAGACTTGTGAAAGAGCAACTCATGTTATGCGTAAATCAGAAAATGATATACGCAAAATGCAAGTTAGCGGTTTTTATAGAGACATAGAGCTTCCAGAATCAGATAGTCAGTATTCTGATATTAAGAAGAAATATGATGATATGACTGGTGAGGTTAATACCTTTAACTACGATGATCGTCATACTGTACTTGAAATGCAGGTAGATTTAGATTTAGCTGGGTACGAAGATACAGATGAACAAGGTAATACTACAGGCATTGCTTTACCCTATGTCGTTACGATTGATTATCCCAGTGGAATTATTTTAAGTATAAGAAGAAACTGGTATGAAGATGATGCAGCAAAACTAAGAAGGATGCACTTTGTTCATTACCAATATCTGCCTGGAATTGGCTTTTATGGTTTCGGCTTAATACACATGGTAGGTGGTTTAGCTAAATCAGCGACTTCTATATTAAGACAACTGGTAGATGCAGGAACATTATCTAATTTACCTGGTGGTTTAAAGGCAAGAGGTCTAAGAATCAAAGGCGATGACACCCCAATCATGCCTGGTGAATTTAGAGATGTTGATGTTCCTGGTGGTGCAATTCGAGATAACATAACATTTCTACCTTACAAAGAGCCATCAGGAACGCTATATCAACTATTACAGAACATAGTAGAAGAAGGCAGGCGTTTTGCTAGCATGAATGACATGAAGGTTTCTGATATGAATAATCAGGCACCTGTAGGAACTACTTTAGCTCTTTTAGAAAGAAACATGAAAGTAATGTCTGCGGTACAAGCTAGGCTTCATGCTTCTATGAGAAAAGAATTTGACATACTGGTAGATATAATAAAAGACTTTACTGATCCAGCTTATCCATACGAAATGGATGAAGATGAATACATTAAAGCAGAAGATTTTGATGAAAGAGTTGATGTACTTCCAGTATCTGATCCTAATGCTGCAACTATGGCACAAAGGATTATGCAGTATCAAGCAGCAATGCAATTAGCAACAACAGCCCCTCAAATGTATAACTTGCCAGAATTACATAGGCAAATGCTAGAGGTGCTAGGTATCAGAAATGTTGAGGACATTGTTCCAACTGATGATGATATTAAACCTGTTGATCCTGCTACTGCGGTACAGAATCTTATTAATGGTAAACCTGTTAAAGCATTTTCGTTTCAAGATCACGAAGCTCATATACAAACGATTGTTGCTGCACAACAAAATCCAGAAATTATGGAATTGGTACAAGCAGCACCTACAGCTCCTAATATTATGGCAGCAGCATCCGCTTATATTAATGAGCATTTAACTATGCAGTATAGGAAAGAAATTGAAAGAGAGATGGGTATTGAGCTTCCACCAGAAGGTGAACCAATACCAGCTGATGTTGAAAAACGTCTTTCTTCAATGGTAGCAGAAGCTGCCACCAGAGTATCTGCTACATCACAAGCGCAAGCAGAACAACAAAGAATACAAGAACAACAGCAAGACCCACTAATTCAAATGAAGGAAAGAGAGGTTGCTGTTAAAGAAGCCGAAGTACAACGCAAGGCTCAAGAAGGACAAGCCAAGATTCAGCTTGATACACAAAAAGCAATGACACAAGCTGAGTTAGAAAAAGCAAGAATAGAATCACAAAATGAATTAGCGGGAGCAAATATAGGACAGCGTATTGCTAGCGATTTGCTAGATGCTCAACAACTTAAAGATAAACAAGCTAGAGAAGATTATCAAAAAGGTGTTGACATTGGAATAGAAATAGCGAAAGATAGCAATAAGAATGAAGAATAATATCATAGAGCAAGCAAAAGAAATGGAGGGGTTATCCCTTTCAGAGTTTTTAAAAAAACGGCTTAGAGATATTATGAATCAACACGCTGACCATATTTCGACAGGAGCTTGTAAGGATTACAGCGATTATCAAAAATTGGCTGGCATTATCGAGGGCGTAGCCCTTGCAGAACGTGAAATGTTGGATTGGGTTGAAAAACACATCCAAGAATAATAGGAAACTCGACTCCTAAAAGATCGTGCAATATGAAAAAAGAAGCTTTAAAAGATATACCAAAGCCTGAAAGTGTAAACAAGCCTATAGTGGAAGAAGATGTAAAAAGTCAACTTCCAGAACCTAAAGGCTGGAGAATACTTGTAGCTATGCCTTTAGTTGAAGAAAAGACCGAAGGTGGTATTGTTAAAGTTGAATCTACTGTGAGAGATGAAGAATTATCCAATATATGCGGATATGTTCTTAAACTTGGAGCAGAGTGTTACAAAGATAAAAACAGATTCCCTACAGGCGCTTGGTGCAAAAAAGGAGACTGGGTTATCTTTCGTGCTTATTCAGGCACTCGTATCAAAATGTATGGGCAAGAGTTTCGTTTAATTAATGATGACACTGTGGAAGCAGTTGTCGATGATCCTACAGGAGTGGTAAGAGCATGAGCGAATCAAGCACTGAAATAGTAAATGAAGAACCAATAATGGATGCCCCTCAATCGGAAGAAGATAAATTTTTTGGTGTAAAAACTGAAATTAATACTAATTCTTCTGATGATTTAGAAATAGAGGTGGTAGATGATACTCCAAAAGAAGATCGCAGACCTAAAAAAGCTAAAGATTCTGACTCTAAAGTTGACAATGATGATGTTGACCAAGAAATTTCAGACTATAGCCAAAGAGCTGCTGATCGTATAAATCAAATAAAATACGAGTATCACGAAGAACGCAGAGCAAAAGAAACTGCGGATAGAATGGCAAAAGAAGCCACTACCAGATTGCAAACAATAATGCAGGAAAACCAGCGTTTACAACAAATGGTAGAGCAAGGTGGCAATGTTTTAAATAAAACAGCTCATAATAACGCTTTATGGGCAAAGCAAAGTGCTACAGAAGCTTATAAAAAGGCGTATGAGGAAGGGGATGCTGATGCAATGGCAAAAGCACAAGAACTTCTTTCTAAGGCAACATTAGCTGAACAACAGTCAGGCTCAACAGCCCAACAAGTTCAGAGTCAAATATTGCAAAGTATGCCACAACAGCAAATACCACAAGGTATGCCAGAACAAAAACTGGACCCTGATATGGAAAAATGGGCGCAAAAAAATCCCTGGTTTATGGGGTCAGAGCCTGTTCATAAAGAAATGACATCATATTCTTTATATGTAGATCAGAGGTTACAGAAAGAAGGCATTGATCCAGCGTCTAAACCACAAGAGTATTACTCAGCGGTTGACAAAGCAATGCGAAACGAATTTCCAAGCTTTTTTGGTGTTCAAGCTAATACCGACTCAGAAATGGTCGATATAGAAGAAACGCCTAAACGACAACCACAAACAGTTGTTGCATCCGCATCGAGGGATAGCGGAAACAAAAAACCCACGCAAATACGTCTGACGAAAACTCAAGTTGCCTTAGCTCGGCAGTTGGGAATTACGCCAGAACAGTATGCAAATCAATTATTGAAGGAGAGTTAAAATGGCAGAACAAGATAACACAGTTGATAAACAAGTGGAGGAAAGTTCTGTTGAGAATAATCCTGAAAACCAAGAGCGTAGCCCCAGGGCTTTAGATAGCAGAGATGCTGACCAACGAAAACAAAGTTGGGAAAATCCAACCAATTTACCAGACCCTGACCCACAGGAAGGATGGGTATTTAGATGGATCAGAACCGCTACTTTAGGCGAAACTGATAACACTAATGTATCAAGACGATTTAGAGAAGGGTGGGAACCCGCTAAACTGGAAGATCATCCAGAACTCCAAAACGTAATGATGGACCATAAATCCGAATGGGCTGAAAAGGGTAATGTAGAAATTGGCGGTCAATTATTATGCAAGATGCCTTATGAAATTGCGGAAGCAAGAAATGAGCATTTCTCAGGAATGGCTCATAATCAAATGGAATCTGTTGATAATGTTTATTTAAGAGATAATGATTCTCGTATGCCTAAACAAATATTTGAAAGGAAATCGAGAACCTCTTTTGGTGAAGATTCTTAATAAGAATCTTAATATTAATTTAATTTTAGGAGACAATTATGGCTTCAAGTGCAACTCCTCACGGAGCAGTACCTGTTGGTTCTTTAGTGTCTTGTGCATACAATGCGAAAATAACTCATTACAAAATTAAAAGTGCTTATGGCACCTCTATATTTTATGGAGATTTTGTAAAGTTTGGTGATGATAATCCTAATACTACTATCCAAAAAGATACTGGTACTAGCACAGCAACACCTGTTGGTATTTTCTTAGGATGTGCTTACACAGACCCAACTACTAAACAATTTACGCCTAGTCAATATTTCCCAGCCTCAACAGCTGCAAGTGATATTGTTGCGTATGTTGCTTCCGATCCGTTTATAATTATGCAAATGCAATGCGATGGCGCAGCTGACCAAGATGATCTTGGTAAGAATGTTGGTATCGTGCAAACTGCTGGTTCTACGGATATTGGAAGAAGTAAAAACGCAGTCGATATATCTACTGTAAATACTACTGCAACACTACCTTTAAAAATCATCGACTTTATTGATGGTCCTGATAGTGCTGTTGGTGATTCTTACACAGATGTATTGGTTACTTTCAATTCACAATCCGCTTTCGGAACAGGCGGTCATCAGTTGTTAAGCGCAACTGGTATAGGTTAAGGGAGATAAATTATGGCAGCTATATCAAGAGCACAAGAGCTTAAGCAGCTTCTCCCAGGACTTAATGCCCTGTTTGGCGAAGAATATGCTAAGTATGAAAACGAGCATGAGGACATCTATGTAACTGAGAACTCTGAGAGATCATTCGAGGAAGAACTCAAGTTATCTGGATTCGGTGCAGCTCCAGTTAAAGATGAAGGTTCAGCTATCAATTATGATACTGCACAAGAATCTTTTGTGGCTCGCTACACTCACGAAACGATTGCTATGGGATTTTCTGTAACAGAAGAAGCAATGGAAGATAATCTATATGTTTCTCTTTCTGGCAGATATACCAAAGCACTCAGTCGTGCAATGGCTTACACAAAGCAGGTTAAAGCAGCTTATCCACTTAATAATGGATTCACAAACAGCTACCAATCAGGAGATGGTGTAAATTTATTTACAGCTTCTAGTGATGGTGTAACTGGTGGTGATGGTCACCCATTAGTAAGCGGTGGTAAGAACTCTAACAGACCCACTACAGCAGCAGATTTGAACGAAACATCTCTCGAGGATGCGGTTATTCAAATCGGCAAGTGGACTGATGAAAGAGGTCTTAAAATTGCAGCTAGACCTAAAAAGCTAATAGTACCATCTGATTTACAGTTTGTTGCTACTAGACTTTTAAAGAGTGATTACAGAGTCGGTACCGCTGACAATGATGTAAACGCTATCAAAACAAATGGTGTGATACCAGAAGGTTATGCAGTTAATCATTATTTAACTGATACTAACGCTTTCTTTATCATCACTGATGTACCTGATGGCATGAAGCATTTTGTCAGAGCGCCCATGACAACAAACATGGACGGAGACTTTGACACTGGAAATGTTAGATACAAAGCTAGAGAAAGATATTCCTTTGGAGTATCTGATCCACTAGGTATCTGGGGTTCACCAGGTAGCTCGTAAGTAGATTAAGGAGACCTCTAAAAAAGGGGTCTCCTTTTTTTTATAACTAGGGATATTATTAACTTCTCTATCAACTGCCCTAGCAGACTAGCCAAGATGATAGAGTTTTTCTCTTTAGGAGGGAATTATGGCAAACACAACTTTTAATGGTCCAGTTAGATCAGAAGGCGGATTTGAACAAATCAGCAAGAACTCTACTACAGGGGCTATAACAACTAATTTAGATATAGATACAAGTGGTAATATTACTACAACAGGGTATCTTTCTGCTTATTCTAATATAGAAAGTATTACAAGTGCTACGCACAGCGTTGAGTCAACAGACTCAGGTAAAGTTTACACATTAAACAGAGCAGCAGGAATTGTAGTAACACTACCTACAGCAGCAGCAGGGCTTAACTATACATTTATAGTAGGCACAACCTTTACAGGAGCAGGACAAATTAATACTGACAACGCTAGTGATTTATTCTCTGGTTTTGCTCAGATATTTGACCCAGCAACTGCTGGCGACACAAATACTTTTATTCCTGATGCTAGTGATGATGATACTATTGATTTAGGGTCAGCAGCTCAAGGTTGGTTAGTCGGTGGAATTATCCGCTTAAAAGCAACTTCGGCAGCAGTATGGCATTGTGAAGCTATGCTTCATGGTGATGGTACACTAGCTACTCCATTCGAGTAAGGGGGTAAGTAATGGCTGATGCAGTAACTTCACAAACCATTCAAGATGGCGAAAGAAACTGTATTATGAAGTTTACCAATGTCAGCGATGGCACTGGCGAATCCGCAGTAGCTAAAGTAGATGTTTCTGCTTTAGCATCTAACGCAGCAGGTGTTTCCTGTTCTGAGGTTAGAGTTTTGCGGGTTAGTCATGCCATTGTTGGTATGTCGGTCCAGTTGTTTCTTGATGCTACTAGCAATGTTCTTTTAATGGAACTAGCTGAAAGTAGTAATGGACACATGGATTTTGACGATTTTGGCGGTATTCCAAATAATGCAGGTAGTGGTAAAACAGGAGATATTCTTTTTACTACTAAAGGTCATTCTTCGGGAGATACTTATTCCATCGTTTTAGAGATGGTTAAAGTATATTCTGATTAACAGGAGTAAATAATGGCACACAAAAATAAAGATTATGTCATTTCTGAAACTGGTGAGTTTCCTGCTCAGTACATGGTTCTTAAATTAGATGATGATGGGATATTTAGACCAATTTTTGGTCCAGACCCTGATTTAGAAGATGCAGAACGTAAATGTGCTGAGATGAACGGAGAAAGGGCTAAAAATGCTAAAGGGCATTATGTAGCCGATGATCCTTCAACACCTGATGTTAATGAAGCTTATGTTGGCGGTAAAGCTCCAACAAAGAAAAAAGCTAAAAAAGCACCAGCGAAAAAGAAAAAATCACCAGCAAAAAAGAAAACTGTTAAAAAGAAATAATTTTTAACGCAATATATTTATAATACCTTGATAGTTCAGGGTATTATATTTATTCATTTAGGAGATAACTATGCCCACAAAAAATATGGGATTAAAAAAGAAAAATCTTACTGCACCAATGAGTAAAGACTATCGTAAAGGTGGTCGTTTATACATGGGTGGCGGTGGAACCGAAGTAGGTAAAGAAGCTAAGTCTTATAAAACCTATGTTAAAAAAATGTTTGGCGGTGGAATGACTGCTGATTCAAAAAGAAAAGAAAGCAAATAGTTTATGCCTTTAAAAAAGGGACGCAGTAAAAAAATAATTAGCGATAATATATCTAAGCTGGTTAAAGAAGGCAGACCAAATAAACAGGCAGTAGCTATAGCTTTAAATAAAGCAGGTAAAAAGAAATGAATGGATTTGGTTATACTTGCGGTTTTGAAGATATAGAAGTGAAATTTTTATGGAGTTTATATGTCGAGAGCAACTAAAGATTCTCGTCTAAAAAGAGCTGGTGTTAGTGGTTACAATAAACCAAAACGAACACCTAATCATCCAAAAAAATCACATATTGTAGTTGCCAAAGAAGGCGACAAAGTAAAAACTATACGTTTTGGTCAACAAGGTGTTAAGACAGCAGGTAAACCAAAAAAAGGTGAATCTAAAAAACAAAAAGCTAGACGCAAATCTTTTAAAGCTAGACATGGTAAGAATATAAAGAAAGGTAAAATGTCAGCAGCTTATTGGGCAAATAAGGAAAAATGGTAATGGCAAAAAAAGGATTATACGCAAATATACACGCTAAAAGAAGAAGGATAAAAAGTGGCTCAGGAGAACGTATGAGAAAACCTGGTTCAGAAGGAGCGCCTACAAACAAAGCTTTTAAACAAGCAGCAAAAACTGCAAAAAAAAGGTAAATTATGGCAACAAGCGGAACTACAACATTTAACTTAGACATAGGCGATATATTAGAAGAAGCCTATGATCTTTGTGGTATGGAAATGCGCTCTGGATATGATTACAGAGGAGCTAAGAGAGCTTTAAATCTTGTTTTTCTTGAATGGCAAAACAAGGGAACTAATCTATGGTCAATAGAGGCAAATACGCAAACTTTAACAGCAGGCACAAATACTTATGCTTTGCCTAGTTCAGCTTTAGATATTGTTGATGCTTTTATCAGAACAGATGCAGGTGATACAGATAAACAATTCGATCAAAGAATAAATAGAATTTCTAGGACAGAATATAATCATCAAGCAACAAAACTCAGCCAATCAAAGCCAACACAGTTTTATGTTGATAAAGGAGCATCTACAACAAATATAGTTTTGTGGTCCACTCCAGATAGTTCAGAGACATATACATTAGTTTATGACTATATACAACGAATTGAAGATGTTGGTGATCCAGCAAGTAACAATGCAGATGTACCAGCTAGGTATTTGCCTGCACTTACTTATGCTTTGGCTTATAATATTGCTTGTAAAAACCCAGAAGCCTTAAACAGAGTTCCTATGATAAAACAAAGATACGATGAATTATGGAATGAAGTAAGTGATGCTGACAGAGAAAGAGCAGCAGTTAAATTTGTTCCAGATTTATCTTATAACAGTTATTAATTATGGCTTACGCAAGAGCTTCAAGAGCTTTAGGGGACTGCGATAGATGTGGTTTTACTTATAAATTAAATGAATTACGCTATCAAATAGAAGATAGCAAAAGGAATGGTTTAAGAGTTTGTAAAGAGTGTTTTGATGAAGATCAACCACAACTTAAACTAGGTGAATTAAATATTGTCGATCCACAGTCTTTATATGACCCAAGAACAGACAGAGGAAAAGCAGATTCAACAAGATATTTTGCATGGGACCCAATAGGTGGTGGCGATGTAAAATTTGGATCAAGCACTATGGGTCTTAAAATGGAAGGTAAAATCGGCAAATTAACAGTGAGTACATCATAATATGGCTTGGACGTTTACAACATTAAAATCAGCTATACAAGATTATACTGAAAATACTGAAACATCTTTTGTTTCTAATTTAACAAATATAATCGTACAAGCAGAGAATAGAATAATAAAATCAGTTGAGCTTCCTAATTTTAGGAAGAATCAAACTGGAACATTTACTAATGGAAACTCTTATTTAGCAGCTCCTACTGATTATTTATATCCTTATTCATTAGCTGTATTAGATAGCGACAGCAATTACAATTATTTAATCAATAAAGATGTAAATTTTATACGAGAGGCTTATCCAGCATCGGCAACAACAGGTTTACCTAAATATTATGCACAATTTGACGATGATACTTTTCTTGTTGGACCAACTCCTAATTCTGGATATACAGTAGAAATACACTATTTTTATATACCTCAATCTATTACAGCATCATCAGATGGCACTTCATGGTTAGGAACAAATGCTACCGAAGCTCTTTTGTATGCAAGTTTGGTCGAGGCTTATACTTTTATGAAAGGTGAGCAGGATATTCTTGCTAATTATGAAAAAACATTTAAAGAAGCATTACAGCGTTTAACATTAGAATCAGATGGTTACAATAGAAAAGATGCTTATAGGAGTGGTCAAAGAAGATTAAATGTCTGATGATACCCCAATAAAAAATGCAAAAGGCAAAAATGTTGCAATAGTTGCTATGGGTCAAAGTCAGTTAGATTTTCATCTATCTCAAACACATAGTTTAGAATTTGATGAAATATGGGCTGTAAATGCAATGATAGGAGTTCTGCCTAGAATAGATAGAGCTTTTATATTAGACCCAATGAGTCGTTTCTTAGATACAGAAGATGCTGGGACAATGACTAAAATGATGCGAAAAAGGCTTCCTTTAGCCGATTATCCAATATATTCGTGCGAATTAGACGAAAGAGTGCCAGCTGTAATTGAATACCCATTAGAAGAAATAGTGAGTTATTCAGGTACAGCTTATCTAAATAATACAGTAGCTTACGCAATAGCTTATGCTTTTTGGAACGAAGTTTCACAAATATCTGTTTTTGGAGTTGATTTTACTTATAAAACTAATATGCACTTTGCTGAGTCAGGAAGGGGATGTGTTGAGTTTTGGTTAGCAAAATGTATTGATAAAGGAATTAATATAGGAATTGCACCAAGATCAACTCTTTTAGATACAGATGTAGAAACTAAAGATAAACTTTATGGCTATCATAGATTAAAAAATCCAAAAGTTACATTTCAAGATGAAGATGGTTTAATAAAAGTATGTAAGTGGAGCGATATGAAAAGTGTCGGAAAATTACAACCAGTAGGTATAATAGGAAGAAAAGATTTAGAACCAGTTGAACCAGATAAATATTAATGGAAACAGACAAATTTGAATTATCAATAGGTGATCTAGGAGTTACAACAACTCATAATAGAGGTCATACTGTAGAAGAATTAGCTGAAATGGCTACAAATAAATTAATCTCTATAAGTGAAGATGCTGATCCTATGGTAAAGGCACAAGCTCACGCATTTAGAGATAAATGTAAATGGATCATTCAATTCTATGTAAGTGAAGGAATAAAAAACCACATTTGCACAGTATGTAATGAATTAGAAAAACAAGGTCATAAAGACCTAGCAAATATAATAAGGAGACTATAATGGCAATTACACAAGCAATGTGTACTTCTTTCAAGAGTGAACTGCTCCAGGGGGTACATAATTTTAAAGCTTCGGGAGGTAACTCTTTTAAGCTGGCTTTATACACAAGTTCTGCAACTATGACGGCAGCAACTACAGCGTATAGTACAAACCAAGAAGCATCAGGAACAAACTACACGGCAGGTGGGGCTGCATTAACTAATGTTAATCCAACTACCTCTGGAACTACTGCGTACACTGATTTTTCAGATTTGACTTTCGGAACAGCCACAATTACTGCTCGAGGTTGTATGATTTACAACGACACAGCATCAGGCGATCCAGCGGTAGCTGTTTTTGATTTTGGCGGTGATAAAACAAGCACAGCAGGTAGTTTTACAATATCTTTTCCAACCGCAGATGCTTCAAACGCTGTTATTAGAATAGCGTAAAAATAGCTAATGGCTGTCGGTTGGGGTCGTTCCACATGGGGTTCTGGCGCATGGGGTCAGCCGCATAATATGACTGTAAGCCTTACGGGGCTTGCGGGAACTACTGCTTTAGGAACAGAAACTGTTAGTTGTGACGCTAATGTTGCAGAAACAGGAATTGCAGCTACAGGCAGTATTGGAAGTTTAACTGTAACTGGTGTTGCTAATGTTACAGAAACAGGATTAGCTGGAACAAGCGGACTAGGATCATTAAGCATCTCTGCGGATGCAAATGTCAGTGAAACAGGTTTAGCTGGCACAGGAGCAGTAAGTAGTTTAACTGCTACAGGTATTGCAAATATATCTGTTACAGGATTAGCAGGAACCAGTGCATTAGGAAGTGAATCAGTTAGCGGTGATGCTAATGTCAGCGAAACAGGAGTAGCTGGTACTACTGCAATAGGAACAGTTGTTGCAAATGGTGTAGCTCTTGTTGGCGTTAGCGGTACAGCATCTACTGTTGCACAAGGCGATGAAACAGTTACTTGTGATGCAAATGTTTATCCAACAACAGTTGCTGGAACAGGAGCAATTAGTTCTTTAGTAATACAAACACAAAATATTGTATCTATAACAGGACTAGCTGGAACAGGACAGATTGGTAATGTAAACGCTATTATATCTGTAAGTATTTCAGTAACAGGATTAGAAGGAACAGGACAATTAGAAAATTTATTAGTCTGGGGAAATGTAGTTCCTGGACAAACAACAACTTATACAGAAGTATCAACTTCACAAACACCAAACTATAGCGAGGTATCTGACTCACAAACACCAAATTGGGAAGATATTGCAGCATAAAATGTTATAATTTTTGAGGAAATAATATGGCAAGTACATACGTTAATGACCTAAGACTCAACGAGATGGCTACTGGAGATGGTAGTGGAACTTGGGGTACAACAACAAATACAAACTTAGAATTAATTGCAGAAGCTTTTGGTAGCGGTTCTGAGGCACTTTCTGATGCCTCTACTGGAACTATTACTATGGCTGACGGAGCAAGCGATGCAGCTAGAGCAATGGCAC